ACAGCAGCATCAAATGCCGCTTGCGAAACCATGAATTCTGAGCCAGCACCTGAGAGAATTCGAGTATTCAAAACGTTAGCTAATATGGATTTTTGAGTCGTTGTTAAATGCACATCAGCAGCAACGTGAGCATTATATGTAGTTGTTGAAACACCACCTAATCCTGCAAGTGTGATGGTGACTGCACCAGTCGATCCGTTAACGCTTGTTACAGAATCCGTTGGAGTCAGTAATTCTTGCCAGTTGGCCAGAGTTGCATATCCAGTTGTTTTCAAGATGAATGACTTATTAATGTCCGTTCTGACTGCAACGTCACCCTCTTGGGCATTTGACAAAGCTAACATTGCAGCTTGGCTTGCTACAACCCATGTGTTTGTTATAGCGACTTTCGGAATCACAGAATCTGCTAGTTTTCCATCAGCATCCAAAATCGGAATGTTGCCATTCCCAGTTCCCGTATTCTTAGTTGCTGCAGTTCCTAAACCTAAAGCTGTAATTTTTGTATCGATTTGTGTATCGACTTTCGCTACACCAGGAATCTTTAAGTAATCCGATTCAACCAGTGGTGTCCCTACTGATCCTGTCTTGTCAGCTTTGGCTATAAAGAGATGCTCGCCATTAAAATCGACTAGCGGTTCTCCAGCTTTAATCGTTCCAGTACTTCCAGTAAGCGGACCAGTACCTGCTGTAGTGCGTCTTTTAATTTGAATAGTTGCCATATTTTTCTCTCCTTATTTTTTTAAATATGCTTGTGTAACTCGATGTGTTGTATTACCCAATGACAAAGTGACTAGTCCATTTGAATAAGATATACCTAATGAATAATCCGAACCAGCGTATCTGTAACTCATTGATGAGTTCGAACCAACAACGATGAATAACTGATTAGTCGGTAGGCTAACCACAGTTGTGTTTTCAATGACAACATAGAGTATGCTTTCCATCAAAATTGCAGAATTTACGTCACCAAAGCGATAAACACCATTACTAATCTTAGTTGTCAACAACTTTTGTGGATAAAATCGATCATTGACTTTTGCTTCAAGATCAGTGATTCGTTGTTTGTCTGATGTAATCGCACTTCTTTCAAAACCATTGATAAGAGTTACTGAAGTCGTTGTTTTAGAATATGCAGCTAATGCAAATTCATAAAGCCCATCAGAGTTTTGTAAATTACTCTGTATTAGAACAGGATAGGTTCCAACTGTTTCTTTGATATAAATACTTACTGTGTTCGCTTGAGTATCAATCCCAAGAACTACATAGCCAAACTTGTTAGAATCTGGCGTGACTGAAACAGTGGTCATATTTTCCACATAGATAATACGTCCATAAATGCCAACATAACCATCCAAAAAAGTGATGGTATTATTGGCTAGCGTGTAACTACATCCTGACTTAACGTTTCGTAAGATTCCAACGTCACTTGAAAATAAAAAATGATACAAATCTGCATCGATTTTCGATGTGACATTTGCACCATCAAAGGTTATTTTTTGAACACCCATTAAAATTCTCCTCCATCGAGATCCGTGATCCCAGTTGATTGTATTGAGATGTGACTCATTGCAGAGTTCACACTTTTGTTTAAAAGCTGGATTTTTTCGGTAAGCTTAATACGGTACTCACCCAGTGTTACCATCGCCTTGTGAAAACCCTGACTAAACTTGATGCTCGTAACCACTGAATCATAGGTTTGTTCGTTGTTCACAAACTCTACGAAATCCCCAAGTTCGATATTTTTCATGGGTTGGAATACATCGTTGTCGGATTTAATCGTGAAAGTAATGTTATGATCGAGCTTGGACGCGATCATCTCGGATCTTGCTTTAGTAAGTAAAGTCGGAAAATCATTATCCGTATAATAAAATGCCTTTGGTTTGACACTCTTATACCTGTTCGGATGATGGATATCTTGTGTTAATTCTCCATTCGTTAGCAAGTAATAGACAAGCGTGTTTTTGAATAATACGTTTTCTACTTTAGGGTAATAAGTTAGTTTATTAACCATTTGACTTGAGCTATCATTCACGACTAAGTCCTGAATAGCTTGGTAATTATTCTTGAGTTTGATTCCTCTTTGAACCTCGCCAATTCGAAAGATTATGCCTGTAACTCTACCTCGTAGATAAACCGCTTCGGTTGTTAATCTTAATCCATAAGATTTGGTTATTAATTCCATAACCGATGCTAAGGACATGATTTTATCTTGCTCAAATGAAAGTTCACCTTGAACACTTGAACCACGCTCGATGGTTAGATAACTTAAATTTTGAAGAGGATCATTGCTTTGCTTGAAATTCCCAACGAGCATGTTCTCCAAGTATAGGCTTAAATCCCCAGTGTAACTTTCAACAGGTATATCGATTGAAAACATTTCTTTAAAATCCAAGACATGGACTGTTGTCCGATGCTTGTCAGCAACTTCTAATCTTTCAACAATTCCAATGTAATGAATTGGTGCATCTTTTAATATTACAATGTCACCAACTGACACGTTCAGCTTTGATTTATTGATTGTGAATAATGACTTTTGAATAATGACAAGGTCTAATGCAATTTCAAAATCCTTGTCAACATAGCCATAGTCTTTGTAAGCCAAATTAAGTCTATCAAGGAATACAAGTTGCATACCTATACCCCCAGATAGCCTTCATAAATCGTTATTCTGCATGTGGTGAGATTTGCTACACCTGGTCTAAACTCGACCTCGTATTCACCTGGCTCAACAAATAAAAAATTGTCACAAGTGAAATCTTGTAGTCCATAGATGGAAACAATCTCACCATTGTCTATCTTTCGAATGAATTGTTTATTTGGAACAGCTGACGCATGAATCTCACCACTGTTTTGACTATGAAACAATCTTAACATCGTGATGATTTTACTGCCTTTTCTGATAATGACTTCAGGCTCATCTACCGCACCCATGATTTCAATCAAAAGTGGTGCTTTAAAAATACCACGATTAATGATTTGAATTTTACCTTCATAAAATGCTGAATAGGTATATGGATAACTGAATGGATAAACTTTGCCTAAGGTAGACTCGTTAACCTCAATGGTATATGTCTGTGTTTTGAGCCATAATGATAATTTTTGGAACACAATCTGACAACTGAGTGTACCAGCAACAAGTTCTTGTTTGGATACTGATTTTATATCGACAAAACAAAAAGCGGAATCATCCGCTTCATAGTAAAGTTTGAGTTCTTTTTCTCCAAGTTTTAGATAGTTCATTAATTCTGTGTAACCTGGATACCCTTTAAGAAATGTAAGGGTTGCTTGTATTTCTGTCAATCCTTGTGACTGATCAACCCGGTCATGGAGATAATCGTATTTCAAATAGGTGAGTTCCTGAGTAAAACCAAGACCGCTGATGTTATGAATCAGGCAACCACTCCGATAATCGAAGTAAAACCGATTCCCAGAAGGATTTTCAAGATAGATTTTTCTTATCATATAACCCTTCCTCCTAGTGCTCTATTAATAGAATCGACATCAAAGGTTGGTGAGGTCGTATTGATGGTGATATTATTGGTACTTGTGTTGGATCGATTCACATTGCTTGTTGAGCTTACGCTTTGAGTTTGTTTAAGATTAAACTTATCTCCAAACCATCCGCCTACTTTACCAAAGAAACCACCTACTTTATCCGCTGCGTTGCCAACAAAGTCACCGACTCCTTTGGTTAAATTTGAAGCAAACTCACCAATGTTTCCTGTAATACTACCTACCATGTCACCAAAATTACCAGCGATATCACCCATTTTTCCACCAAGATCACCAATCCATTCAAAAATCTTAGCTAGAAACTCAATAATTTTCTGAACAACCGCCATGACTGGTTCTAGTACTTTTTGAAGCACTTTAATCGCTGGAACTAATATCGCTTGAAGAACTTTTCCAATAATTTCAATCAGAGGTGCTACCATTTCGAGAAGTTCTGCAATAAATCCAATTTGAGCCATGAGTGGTACCAATAGCACATCAATGATTGGAACTAACATCTCAACCAGCATAATAATCAATTCAATGAGAACATCCAAAATGGGTGTGAGTGCAGTCATCAAACTATCCACTATCGTCATGATAGGTGGTAATAAAAGCATGAGTGTCTCACCTAATCGTGATAGTAATGCTCGAAATTCTTCACTTTGAAAGAGTGCCATAGCGATAATTGCAATCAGCATACCAATGCCAAGTGTAGCAAAGTTTAGTCCTGCTCCTGCAAATAAGCCCGATGTTCCTACTGCTTTAAGAGCGGTTGATACTATATTTAAAATAGGTCCGACTTTACCAATAATGGATAGTACTGGTCCTACTGCGGTAATCACTGCACCAAGCGTGAGAATAATTTGCTTAGTGCCTGAATCAAGGTTGTTCCATTTTTCAATCCAACTTTTAAGTGTAGGAATGACTTCATCACGAACTTTTTGAAGCATGGCTTGCATGATGGGTAAGACTTGAACAGAAATATCCATCGCAAGACTACCGAGTGCTTGTTTCGTTGAATCAATAGCATCGGTAAATTCTCCTGCGATAGCCGCTTGTTCGTTTGTAATAATTCCAAGTTCTCTTGCTTCATTTCTAAGCCCAGTTATCGCACTTTTTTCTTGTGATAAAATGGGTAGTAATTCAGAACCTATCTTATCCCCAAAAAACTCATTAGCTATACCCACTCGAAGTGCTTCATCTTCTACACCGGCTAATGCATCACGAATCAAATTGAACGCTTGATCGGCATTTAATCCTTTAAGGTCATCTACTGTGAGTCCAATTTGTGCAAGGCTATCAGCAACCTTGTCGCCATTTCCAGTTGCAATATCGCCAAGTATTCCGTTGATCTTGATAAAGGCCTTATTCAGGCTTTCTGTCGAACTTCCTGATATCTTGGCAACGTAGTTCCATTCTTGTAGACTCTCGGCACTCAAGCCAATTTTAGCGGCTGTGTCAGCAATATTGTCGGCAGCAACTGCGGTCTTTACTGCAAGTGCACTAAGAGCAGAAATAGCACCCAGTACAGGCAAAGTGACTGATTTAGTTAATGTCGAACCCAGCTTACCTATCTTTTCAAAGTTTGCATTAGAGAGTTCTGTAATTTTCGCTCTGGTGTTTTGCAGTTCTTTATTGAGTTTGGATACTTCAGCTTCAGTATAAGCAACATTTCGAGCGAGCTTATTAAATTCAGTTTCACTCATCTGGCCTAGCTTGACTGCTTGTTTTGCTTTTTCGAGTTCTTGATTCTGTGTTTCTAGTTTCTTTTTTGTTGTTTGAAGGATGTCATTCAGTTTAGATTGTTTTTGTTTCCAAAGTTCAACATTTGAGCTGTCATACTTAAGGTTCGCATTGATGGCTTTGAGATCCTTTTGCTGTTCTTTGAGATCTGATTGAATCTCTTTCAGCTCGTTTTCTAAATCTCTACCATCAAGACTTAATTTTATATTTAACCCTTTGACTGTTTCTGCCATCTTTGTTCACCTCCTCAGGGGTAAAGAAAAAGCACTTCGATTTCTCTCAGTGCTTTAATAATAACTACTTTATAAGTTTCTCAAAAAATACCCGATTACGTTTGTGTGAATTATCTAAAATTACATCATAAGGTAATACCTCAATGTATACCTTATATGAGTCATTGTAACCAAAGTAAGTTTGATTATTTATTGATGGATTAAGATTCTCTCTTTGTATTTCACGTAATAAAGATGCAGTTAAATCACCTACAACATATGCAACAAAACGAGTATTATCCGAAACCGAAATTGTTTCGCCTTCGACACCTTTTACTGTCTTCTTTTTAATGATGTCAATATAATCATAAATCTGTGTAAATGGGCTGTTTTTTCTATCAAAATCATCCCTTCCAGGCTTCTTAAATTCTACAATAGTTATTGTCGAAGCAGTACCATTAATCGAATCAGAAAAAGCTACTGCATTGATGAACAAACCATCAGGTCTGAGTTTACTATCTGTATCAACAAATGCCTTTTTAAGGGGTTCATCTGAAAAGAATCTATACGAATAAGCTAATCTTTCATCTATCAGCCATAAATTATGTTGATTATAATCTATGGTTAGATCATCTGATTTCATTGGAAAGAAAATTCTATGTAATCGATTTTCGTCATAATGTTTACCAATATCTTGTCCCAAAAGTTTTTTTAGTAAATCAAGAACAAGTTTTCTTCTAATCACATATGACGCTAATTCTGCTTTTGCTGAATCTGTTATGCTTTCCATAATTTTATTTATTTGTTCTTGATCAGCCATATCTAGGTTGCTTAATGAATCAATATATGCTCTATTATTCTCGTTAATCTTTTGATTAATACGATATAATTCTACTCCAATTTTCTCCTTACTCTTCGCAGTTGAGTATGCAATTTGACCAAGTTCTGGACTATGTTTTCTGTAAATATATCGATACTCTGGTGCTTCACTCTCAATATATTTACGTATGAGTTCCATTTTTTCTTTTTTGTATGGAGCTATATATTCATCGAGATATAGAGAAACTGCAGAAATAACATCATTGTAAATATTCAGTCTATTGCCAAACATGTCGTCTGTACTTCGATTTTCAAAAGTGATACTATTAAATCCACTTCTGTCTTGATTAACGTCTTGATCAAGAACTTTACTAGATACGAAACACTGATATACAGCTTTATGATTGTCTATACTTAAGCTTGATGGTAATTCTTCTATTGAAGGGATAGAGAAGGATTTAACAACTCTTTTTTGTGCACAAACATATATCCGATGTGATTCAGAGGAGGCGGACTTTAAGAATACATGTCTTAGATCGTATTCATCCCCGTCAATCACTATTTTATTAAGATGACTTTTTATGTATTTTGTGTTGTTAAAATAATCATTTACATTTAGATCCACTTCACCATCTTTTATAGTGATTATTGTTGTTAACCCCATAACAAACAACGATGTAAAATGCTCAATAATCTTGTTAGCTATTTCAGTTGTTTTTATTGTTGTCAATCCATAGTAACTTGGCTTTAAATTCCGTAGTACAACTTCTGTTATGAAATCATCATTACTCTCAAAATCCATCAAATTATCAATTTGATCATCAATACTAAAATTAAAACTTTTTTTCATTCTGATTGAGTTATACTCATACACACTATTGATATCGACAGCTTCAAATATTTTTAACCAATTTAATCTGCCTATTCCTTTTCCACCAATAGATTCTTTAAAATCAGAATCTAAGTTGCTAAAAGATTTGTAGTTATCAGGTGTAAAACCTTCACCATTGTCTATAATGTGTATATTTAGAATAGGAAATAAATTTCCCTCAACCAGTGGATCATTCTGTCTTTCTATAATGATATTGATAAAACCAGTTGACAACCCTTTAGATTCTATTGACTGAAGCGAGTTGCTAATTGCTTCATAAACAGATATGAATGGATCTATTGGTTGTGGAAAATTCTTTACTCTACCAGGAAAATTTGTTTTCATTGAATCTTTCATGATTCAACCCCCTTAAATGTAAAGCCTGTGATTTAGTATCTAGATTTTTTTACTATTTAACAGTATTTTACCACATGCAGGATAGTTGAACAACAATCAAAAGAAAAACAGATCAATATCAGTTTGTGAAGCTTGTCTTCCGGATTTGTTTCCAGATATAACTTTCATTTCGAGTTGGACTAACTCAAAGTAAGTCGTTAAATCAAAATACTTCGAATCTTCAATAGAGAGTCCTAGATGAGCCAAGTTAAATATAATGTTTGAAGTTGCACCAAACTCGGGCTCATCATTTGGACTGTGGGGATGGCTTGGTGCTTTTTTGGAGAGTGCCTAACATCTCCCCGATGGTCTGAGATAGAATTCCTAATTCTTCTGTATCACTAAGGATTCCAAAATCTAGTGCCATTAAGAAATCATTATAAGATGTCTTGCTAAAGGGACGATGAAGCACATAGATGATTCTGAAAATAGTATCAATCACGAGCGAGAAATCTTCTTCTTTGATATTCTTGCCCTTTTCGAGTTTCTTGATGTCGCTAAACAATTCAGATCCGAACACATTACGATAATCGATAATCGTAAAGAGTGATGAATGGAGTTTGTACTCCTTATCACCCAGTTTAATCACTTTTTCCATGGTTCAATCCTCCTTAGATGAATGTCGGAAGCACTGGTGCTGTCGACAAGAAATTAATATAATTTGAATCTCCAACACTCGCAATGACACGAAGGATCAGATTGCTTCCTGATTCGATCGGACGAGCAGTGATGTTAAGAGAGATAGAATTCGCTTCAATGGAGTCAGCTTTCGATTTGCTAGAATCTCCTGAAGGTGTCGCAGTACAAAGGTAATACCAAATACGACGTGCTTTCGCATCGCCTTGAATCTCATATCCCAACGCAAATGTCTTTGTCTCACTATTGACGACTTCAACAAAGTTACCATTGGTATCTGTCTTGAATCCAAAGATATCCTTCTTAAATTCATCATCAATCTCTGTGAATTTGAGTGTGACAGTTGAACCCGAATTCGATACAAGGGTTGCGATAACCTTATCGTCTGCATAAACTTGTGAACTACCACCGATGATTTCAGTGGTAATTTCTTGAGCACCGACCAGACGTTTTGGCGTTCCAAAAGTCCAAGAACCGTCTGTTCCAATTGTGGCGAGTGCATAGTGAACATTGGTAAGTCCAAATGTGACTTTATTACTCATATTTTATTTCCTCCTGTTTGATTTCGTAAACACGATTAATCGAGTTGTCGTCATTGACGTACTCTGTAATCATTTGATAATTAAACCCAGATTGATATAGTGCTGATTCTAATTGATCTTCAATTGTGGGTTCCTTTGATTCTGTGACAAGTGTGATTTGGTAGGTGATGATACGGAGTGCTGACTTGTTATCTGCATATTTCTGGACTCTATCACTGATTTCTTGATAGACAATAAATGGATACACCTGTAGTTCATTTGCATCGACAATGTTTGTTCCATAGGTGACTCGATTCGGTAATACACTGTTAAGCACCTGGAATATTTGTTCTAGAAAACTCATGAAGATCCACCTCTTTCAATAATCGATTTGATTTGTTCAAGCATATCTGGAGCGAATGCATCGAAAGCTGGTCGCATGAATGGACGTGGTCCCACAAACTTACCACCTCGATGCGTAAATCCAAACTCAAGTAGATGCGTCAACCTTCCTTTATTGCTTGAATAAATAGCGATTCGCTTGTTGATACCTTGCCCTTCTGGGATTGCAACAAATGATTCAGCAAAGCCATAAGACTTCCCGCTTCTTGGTGCTTTTGATTGAATATAAGTGAGTACTTTCTCAGCAGTTTCATCCAGCACTTTTTCCATAGCCTTAATAACATCTTCTGCATAAGATTCGATAAGTTCACTTATCTCAACAGCTAATTCATCCAACGAGACCATTGATATCACCTATCTTAATTTTGGCTTCTACAAGATAAAGCTCAATGAACTGACCACTGATATATGTACGCTCAATCTTATAAATCTTTGAATCGATCATAGCATTTCTGCTACCATCGTATAGGAAACTTTGGATTCTAACTGCAACATCAATACGGATGTCGGTTTTCTTGCTTTCATAAAATTCTTTAGATGTTACTGAAAAATTAATACCGACAACTTCTTTGGAACTGATGAGAGTTAACTTGCGATTACCAATAGTGTCTTGTACACCATTAATTTTGAGCAATGTAAGTCTAATATTTGGTGAGCTAGGGAACATTAAGATATACTTCCCTTCGTTAAGGCTAATTGTTTAACGAGCATTTCAAAACTCTTCGGTAGCTCCTTCACAGAACCGTCGTTCTTAAACCCAAAAAAAGTCTTGCAGTAGATAAGGATGAGAGAGTCCATAATTGGAACTCCCTCACCACTCACGACTTCATCAGCCACACCGACAGAACGTATGAGTTCTTTACACGCTTCAATATGCGATTGTAATTCTTCATCAGCATATGTTTCCGATAGAGGAATCAACAATGCTTTCTTCACCGTATCCAGTATGGCCATGTTCAATCATCCTTTCTCTACTAGGCAGCTGCTTTCTTCTTGATACGAAGGAAGCCTTTATAACCTACAACGTTTCCACCTGTAAAGACCGAAGCTTTATAGCAGATGATGCCGTCTTTAAATTTATAGTCTGTCGACTTACCGATTTCTACTGGCGAGAAGATAGGCACTTCATAGTTCTTGAGTGAACCATACGCCATTGCATAGTCTCCTGCAGTGGTTGCGTTGTCAGCAATCGCTTTGCAATGAGAGTTGATCACATAAGGAATGCCATCAATGGTTTGGTTGATGTAATCAACTGTATGAACCTTACGACCTTCTGAAGTACGAAGTCCAGCAAATGCTCGCAAGTCATTCTTATTCAAGATAAGAACTGCACCACCTTCGACTTCTTCATCTCCACCATAAGCAAAGATGATATCGTCAAGCGTAGTATCTGTGATTGCTGAAAGTTCAAGAGGTGTAGTATCCGCCAAAGCTACTGCTTGGTCACTGAAGATTCCAGTGAATGTATTGGATGTACCCGCACCGCGAAGGATTTGTTCTGAGATTTTCTTTTTCAAGGACACGTTGATGTTTCTTAATACTTCTGCTTGATATGGAATGCTTGGAAGTTTTTCTAGTTCTTCTGTAATTTCAGTGTAAGCAGTAATCTTCACCTTAGTGATGGTGACATAACCAAATGTAGGTTCAGTTTCACTGTAAGGTTGACCTTCTGCAGTGGTTCCAGCAATACCATTTGATTTCACAAAGGATTTCTTGTAGGTTTCCCCACCATTTAAATTGATGATATTGACCTTATCTACCAATGTTGAAACTTGTGCATACGGAACTGGTGCAAGCTTGTTTGATACGGTTTCCGGAAGCAGTACTTCAGAGCTTGACACTTGAATCACACGGTTTTCTCTGAGTTGTTTACCGCGAAGCTCTAGGGTTTCCTTGTTGTCAGTGCGTGTATCAATGACAATCGGTTTAATGTCAACTTTGGATGCAATCGTCATCTTTTTATCAATGACTGAGCGTTCCTCTTGTAGTGCGTTGCATTCAGTATCGAATGCCTCAAGTTTTGCATCGTCTGATTCCGCTTCGACGAGTGAACGGATTTCTGTCAAACGTGCTTCGATTTCTTTACGTCTTTTTTCTAAATTCATGTTCTTTTCTCCTTAGATTTAGTAGTTTGTTTTGATACGAATCTTCTTTTTCATCACTTCAACACGTTCTCTTTGCTCAGCTAACTCCATAGCCTTTAGTTCTACATCCATAGACTCTAAAGAACGAGCATAGATACTGGTTGAATCGTAAGCTGGTGTGTCTACCACAGAGACATCGTATAGCCTTCCGATTTTAGTGATGGTACGTTTAGGGATTTTGCCTTCTTTATTCCACGACTGTTCTTCAACAGTGAAAGCAAAACTCATCTTATCAAGCAGGCCACTTCGGACCATCTTGTAGATGTCTTGATTGGATTGGGTGTCCAGAAGTTCTGCGTGAACTTTCAATCCATTGTTATCAACCGACAATGTCAGTGATTTATTCTTGGTTCTGGCAATAATTAAAAAGGAGTCCATATGATTGTATTTCATAGGAACATCCTTCATTAAGGTATTTTCAAGTGCATGACGATCAATCTCTTCCACAAAACCATAAGTTTCATCTCCGATTAATGTTTCCTGGTTAAAGACAATCGCATAGCCTTCTAGCGTCATCTTGCCTTCGGTTTCTTCAAACTTGACATCTGCGAGTCTTGTTTCTTTAATCATTGGTTCTTACCTCCACTTTTGGTTTTGATGGTTTACCTTCGACAAAGTATTCAAGTTCTGAATCTTTGTACTGAAAGTTTGTTATCTTGTTCTCTTTGCAAAACTCATCGATAATTTGAGTCTTTGATTTTTGTGTTTCTAAAATCACCTTGAGTGCTTCTTTTGATATAGTTCCATTAACTGTTACTTTCATGATTATCCTCCTCACCTACTTGATATTTATTTGCCTTATCTGCATCCACATAGTTGAGCGATTGCAGTCGCTTGTTTCCACCTTCAATAGGTTCTAGTCCAAGCAAAGCTCTGGATTCATTTAAGGTCATGATCCCTAGGCTCATCAGTTTTTCGATGGCACTCACTTTTGTATTCCAACTTGCATACTGCAATCGTTCACTATAAAAAATAATCTCTTCACCACGAGTTAACTCATTCTCAGTGAGCAATCCCAAAGAAAAAGCCTCTGATAGCTGAATGGCTAGAGGCTCAATGGTTGATTCATAAAATGAGTTAAAATCTTCTTCACTGTATTTGTTAGCGAAGATGGGCGCAGATACTCCAAAATAGTCAAGTATCTTTGATTGTAAGAATTCTAGTGTTTCCTTGTCGATCAACTTGGGATCAACCGTCAAAGGTACATACTCGGACTTTAAATCAACTGGTATGATTGAACTGCCTTTGCTGTTAATTGAATCATTGAGTGCTGAGTCAAACAACTCTCTTTGTTTCTTTTTATCTGCTTCAGAAAGCATGCCGTTCATCTTGATGATTCCTTTAATCTGCATCGAGGATCTGACTGCGTTATCTATCCCTTGAAGCACATTCTCATTGATTGAGATAGTTTTTAATATGGCTTCATGATCGCCTGATGATCCAGTTCCACCAAAGATATCATTGGAAGCAAAATACTTCCTTAAGTGAATGACATTTTCATAAGGGAGTGTGAATTGTTGTCCATCGTCAAAATAGAACTTTAAGTAGTATCCATCAGCATTGTCGACTTGCGCTTCGACCATAATTGGTCTGAGTGGATAAAGTGCTTTGAGTCCTCCATTCACTGAATCAAACATTGGATAAACAAAAGCATTATCATTCAGTAGCAACAGGGTAATCACTTTATAGATGAAATCATAAGGTGTCATCAGCGGATTGGGCTTATGCTTTAAAAGAAAAGACAGTCGGCCTTGTTTTTCGGTCACTGTCTTATCTGATTCTGTTTTGATGTATCTTGGTTTGAGTTTTGCACACTGGCTTGCTACTCGATCAACACAAATCTTCACGACATCACTTTTTGAGATGTTGGTTCCAAAAGGAGTAAAGAATGTATTGTTTTGATTTAATAACTGGAAGGTATTCGATGAGCCTTCCTTTTTCTTTCTAGTGAATATGCCCATAGATTCCCCACTCATTTCTTGCTTGACATAAACTGCCAAATCACTCCATCGAGTGTTCTCATATTAAAATCAGGATACCTTTTTTGAACGATTTTAAGTTGCATATTGAACTCAGATTGCAAATTTTGATCATCAAGATTTGTTGTCTTCAAATACTTAGTAAAAAAGTTAATGATATGTCGATCTTTCTTGAAAGTTCCTGTATCTCCTGAAAGCATCAAAGCATAATCAAAAGTAAGTAATTTTGATTGACCTTTGATTTGCTTAAGTGATTTCTTGAGTTCCATGTTCTCTTTATTATTTAGCAAGTCTTCTTTGGTTTCTATTCCGAATTGATGCAATACATTTAAGTATTGAACAACTGCCTCAGCCTTAAGTATCCCATTGGTTGTAGAGGTTCGTTGTTTATTATCAAATACTGATGCAGCTAGCACTTCAGGACTTCGAGAACTAAATTCGGAAACAAATTGGCTGACGGTATATTGATCTGTTATGTTTAATCCAATAAACTTAGAAAACCTTTCAACGGTTCTTTTTGTGCTGGTGTAATTAGCTCCTATTGAGAAAACAGCATCAATAATACAAAACACTAAGCTTTGATATCCATATTCACTCATCTCAGACAATCTTTTTTCAAATATTTCGAGGGGGATGATATCCAAAATAGTTTGATCCCTTTTTTCAATTAACCCAATTCTTTCTGTGAACTTAATGGCGTATTGAAGTCCATTACTTAGAAAGATCGCTCCAATAATCGCTTCAATTGTTGTCGCTCTCTTCTTATCTCCATTCAAATCAGAATTATTCCATAACATGAATACGTCAATATTAAATTTTATCCCAATTTTCTCAAGATTATCATTTGTTTCCACTTTCTGATAAACATTAGATATATCTTTCCGCGAGATAGAATTATTGTACTGATATGTATTTGAAGTGACTATGAGTTTTATAACATGATCACCAACTATTGCCAATGCATCTTGATTTAATAAATTATGTTCATTGCCATACGAAGAACATGTGATGGATGTTAATGCATAATCATCTCTTATCTTATAGCCGATGAAATCATAGAGCATGCATAGTTTATCAGTTATTTCGTTCTTGTTATATTTTTTGGTTGTCATATTAATCAACTCGCTTTCATACATAAGTTTATTTTATCATGTTTTCGTAATCTATCTTATACCTATTTAGAACTGCGTAAGCAATTATTAAAGCAACCGTCCCATCGATGCGCTTGTATTTTGAATTCAGTTTCGAAGGTTGGATATTACCATTCAAGTCTACTTTTGCTTGAGTATTTGATAAACACCATTTCAAGATTGGGTTATTATCATAGATGATTGTCTTATTCTTTAAGTCGGCTTCAAGTTGTTTCATGGGTTCTGATAGAGAATAAACACCTTGACGAACCTTTTCCATGTTAAACCCTAAATCTTCCATTTCCTTAATCCAGTACTGTGAATTCCATGGATCAAAGCCAACCCATAATGGTCTAATTTGATGTTCTTGAATCATTCTCATAAACCACTGTGAAACTAAAGAGAAATCGTTTTGACTACCCTCGGTCAGTGTTATTAATCCTCTTTTAATCCAAATATCATAAGGAACATTATCTTCTTCTATGCGTTTCTTAACCACTTCACTTGGCATGAAGAACTGTGATAAAACGTATTTCTTGTTGTCATCTTTCCTTTGAATAACAAGGATTGAAGCTGTTAAATCCGTGGTTGAGGACAAGTCAACTCCACCAATCGCATATGAATTTTTAAGTGTACTGATTTCGAACATAGATTCGTTGTTCAAATCGTCAAATGACAACCATGCACCTTGATCGACTTGTTTGATATTGAAGTCTTTACATAACATCGTAACTCTTGTTGAATGATCATTCTTCGATTTATTCATGACATCTTCCAAATATGAAGTCAGTTTCACTACACCTATACTTGGATTTGATTTCTGCCAATTCCTAGAATCGTCATATATTTCCTGAGTATTGTCTTGGGTATATAACCAAGGAAGCACTCGCTCATCGCTTATTTCACCTTTTAGCATCTTCCTTGCATAATCTAATTTGTTATCAAGAAAGCCTCCTACTGTAGTCCCTTCGGTGGTGATAATGAATATTAATGGTTCTTTTTTAGTTGATTGGCTTTGCTTGATAGCATCATAGACTTTTGAATCCGTCATTTCATGGACTTCGTCAATACAACCAACCTCGATGTTATAACCGTCTTTGTTTCTACTCTGAGCAGACAATTTTTTGATTTTATTCTTTGTCCTTGGAGAATAAATAAAGAAAATATTTTTTTTACTACGCTTCTCATTGGACAGTGCAGGAGATTGCTCTCGCATGTTGTTGATTTCTTCGAAGAGAATATTGGCTTGTTCACTTGTATTGGAAGCACATACGATATCAACACCACCTTTTGATAAAAAGAACTCAGCAAGGTCAATACCAGCGATAAAGGTGGTCTTTCCATTCTTGCGAGCAATCAATAATATGACTTCATTAAATCTTCGTAAACCAGAATCCTTCAATTTGAATCCATAGGCGGTTTGAATGATTGCTTTTTCCCAAAGCTCTAATAAAAACGATTGACCATTAAATGGTGACTTTGTGTGTTTACAAAAGGTTTCTATAAAATCAATTCGAAGATTCCCTGGTGCTTCATCAAAAACATATCTCGGGTTTTTCAAATCCTGAATCAATGTATCTAGCTGTTTTTTTAATTCCTCACCAACTAGAATGTTTCCATCTACTATTTGACGATAGTATTCAATTAAGTAGTTCATTAGGTGTTTGCTTTCTTAAGAAACTCATCGAATGCATCATCACCATCAATAACATTCTTACCCATGATTGAGTTCAGTGTTTTGATGACTGTTCCATATGAATTAATGAGTTTAGTATAATATTTAGCAGCTTCTGTCTGTCTTTGAGCACCTTTACTTGAAACTTGAACTGCACCATGTTTTCTTATTTGCTTTTGAAGAATGCCAAGTTCAACCTTCATGAAGGCAGCTTGCTCAAGTAGGTTATCTACCAGTTGAGTTTTGGTTTCATCAACGGAAGAAAAAAGCGACCGCAGTCGCTCTAGTTCTATATTGATATCTTTTAGTTTAGACACAACAACACCTCATTCGAATATAGCTTCTGGACATATCATAACCGGTCCTACTGCATTCATTCCAAAGATTCTATTTGCTAGGTAATTGAACTCCATATTGTGTATCATTCCCTCTTCGTTGACTAGAACGATATGACCAGGAATCCTCAAAGGATAAACCTCGATATATCCTTTAACTTGTTCTTGAAGTTCATTCAGTTCGAATGCGGAACACTTTGGTTTTATAAAAAAGATGGAATTATCAGTATTTAGTACTAGAGCCTTGTCTTGATAGATGCCACTTAAAAACAATCTAAGAGGAATCACACTTGACCTGTTGCATTCTGAACAGCACTCTTCATTTCCAATTGGGTGGGCATTGTGTGAGTCACCCAAGATTTCTTTATTGCACAAGATGCATATCATTGTTAATTACCTCTAATAAGTCTTCCTCTGGGATGATTGCTAAATCTCCCCATGTGCCATGTAGTTGATCAAGTCCGTCAATGTATTCAATGACTCCTTCTCTACCGTTATAATGATCTTCACCTTTCATATCGATGATTCTGATTTTATCTCCAATTTTGAACATGATAATTACCTCCTAAGGTTAGTAATATATATCACTCTAAAGAGAGAAGATAGCAAGTAAAAAGCGACCTAAGTCGCTCGTTTACGATAGTCTTGGTAACAATATTAAATAGACACTACCATTTTCACTACTCTATCCTTTAATAGGTTTTTTTGAGTCGTTTAGTTCTTCTTTAGTAAAACCATCAGTGATTTTTCTTGTTCCAATTTCAGTTTTGGTGATATCAATAATTCTCTTATCTTCTGGTTTGTTTAGAGTTGGTTTATCACTTTGTTTATTATTATTTTCTGGCATAAGTGTATCTCCTTTCACAATATTTTAAAACCAATGACTATTGATAATATGATTGTAACCAATAGCATGAAAAGTGTAACAACATATAATCTACCTAAATTTTCCAATGTTGCTTTAATCTTATCTGTGGCATCTGAGTATGCTCTAATAAATAACACCTTAGAATAATATTCTTCATCGACAACTAATTTGTCATCGAATAAGACTATTGGTTTTGATGCATTTCCAGAGTTCTCTAATTCATTAATCCTCTTATTAAATGTATTGAACACATTTTCTAGATCATAAGATGTATTTAGTGTGAATATAACTCCAAAAAGTATAATGCTTAATAAGGCGGAACTGACAAATAATATTTGTACAAGAATTTTTGACTCCATATAAAGCTGAACAAAAGTAACATCTAATCTTGATTGTAAAGTAATTATTATGCCTAATAATGCAAGTAAGAAAGTAAATATTGATATCGTTCTATCCCTAAATATTTGTCTTGAATCGCGAATTCGTTCAAAAGCAGAAATCGCTGCATTTAAGTGTATATCAATAAAGCCTTTTGCGTTTTCTTGTAACATAAACTAACACTCTCTTTCATTTTAAGATAAGTTTTTTTCTCTATTCTAATACATGATAAGGTCATAATGAGATGAGAGTAAAAACCGAATTTCCAAAATTTTGATGCTGCATTTTTTAATTGCCACCCTGTACGGTACCCAAACGAATAACTTTTTAGCCATGGGCGGGGGGTTAATAATCTTTAAGCCTATCTGTATGTAGTTTATCTTCAAGCAAAGGATCTATTCCGGCATTAACAAGTTCTTTTGTATTTTTCATTATATCCCATCTATTACAATCGATAATATAATTCAGGATATCAACTGCAGCTTCTTTAATAAAAAACTCAAATTTTCCTTTTAAAACTTCAATTGCTAATAAACCAATTGCGTCTAAGTCTTTAAATTCTTTATTGCGATAATTTTTCATTTCATCATAAATAACATTCAATTTTATATATTGATTTTCTGGATTGTCAAATTGCCCAAAAATGTGTAAAAACACCTTTCTAAAGCTAATTTCTTGAAGACTTAAAAATAGTTTCTCAGAATCTAACCCATCCATATAAGCAACTACTGATTCATCGCATATATTTCTTTTAATCTTACTCAATACTTCCTTCTCATAGTCACCGCTACCAATTAGTTTTACTAATAGTTGAATAGCATTTTCCATTTCATCAACTGACTTATACCTTGCTAAATCACTACTTGCTGTTGCCTTTTCAGTGACTCCCTTCAGTTCGTGGTTAGTATCATTGGGATCCTTCTTAAAGATAAAATTAATAACTTTTCCGATTGAGTAAATATCACTAGATTTGTCGCCATCTTTCAATTTCATAAATTGCTTTGGATCACAGTAAAAATATTGTCCATAACTATTAGTATTGACAGTTTGATGGGAATTAAAAATAGATAAATCTTTCCCAAGACCAAAATCGGCCATTTTAAAAAGACCGTTAAATAGCAAAATGTTACTGGGAGAAATATCTCTATGGACTATGTCTCTTGAATGTACTTTTTTCATGACATCAAGAATCTGATAGATTATTATCATCTTTGTATTAAAAGTAAGGGTACTAGAAGTAACATACTTTTGTAGATCCATCTCAGCAAGTTCCATTGTGTATGAAATATCATGTTCATCATATTCATAAACATTAATTACTCCATTCAAATCACTAAGGCTCTTAGTTATGGTGAATTCGCGCTTAAATCTGCTAACAATCCCCTTATTTATATAATTCTCTTCTTTTAACTTCTTGAGTATTGTATTCCTAGATTTAATTTTAAATACTTCAGCAAATCCTCCCGCTCCAATGAATTCCAAATCGTCGTTAATGTTTATAAGATTTATTGAACCACCTGAATCAAGTAGTTTCAACCCTTCTGTCCTAAAGTAGGAATTGAAATAATTTATTATTTCAATTTTATGAAACGCTAACTCATCGTTAGTCTTTTCAGGATATTCCAAGTGTAAGTAAGCTAAACCCAAGGTAATCGAAAAAAACTTATTGAGTTTATTGTTATTGGAAATGTCGATAAGTTTGTTTAAGGCCATAACCCATCTGGATGGTTGTTGTTGACCCCAATATTTATCATTATAATTAAAATACTTATTAAAAAAAGAGTATATCTCTGGACCTTTCTTGTAATTATAATAATTTCCTATATCTCCAATAAAGACTTTGCCTATATGCTGAAGAGTACTTTGTTCAAGCATTACATCACCGCCAATTCTTTATTACAATTATATCAAATTAAATAACTTTAATCGAGACTATCTAGGAATTAAGTTGCCTTCATCATCAAATTTAGTTTCTTTACTAAAACGATTGTGCTCATGATTATGACATTCTCTACAAAGTAGTTCCAAGTTATCTTGATTAAGGCTGATTGATGAATCATTAACATTATCAACCGATAGTCTTTCCTTGTGATGGACTTCGATTCCAATTTGCCCACATCTTTCACATCTGCCATTCACTGACATGATCTTGAGTTCACGTGCAGCAAGCCATGCAGGTGACTTATAGAAATTATGCAGAACCTTTGGCTTTTTCATATGCTTCTTTTAGCTCTGCTGCTTTTGCTTCCACATTTTCCCAGCGAACTGGCAAATCTTCTCTGCCCATATGTCCGTACTTTGCTAACTCCTGGAATTTCACTTTATTGAACTCAAGTTCTTCTTTTATGTTAGCTGGTGTGAAATCGAAGTGTTGTTTAACTAATTCGAGCAAATCTTCATCAGATAACCTACCAGTACCAAAGGTATCAATGGATACCGCTACGGGGTTTGCTACTCCAATCGAATAAGACACACAGACTTCGCACGTGTCGGCTAATTCTGCCTCCACAAGGGCTTTTGCTACGTATCTGGCATAATAACTCGCACTGCGATCAACCTTGCTTACGTCCTTACCAGAAAAGGCTCCTCCACCATGTTTTGCGTATCCTCCATAAGTGTCTACGATAATCTTTCTACCAGTAAGACCTGAATCACCATAAGGTCCACCAATGATGAATGCACCTGTAGGATTGATGAGAACATTGATATCCGTCAGATCCTTACCGATTAATGGTTTAAGTACTTCTTCAATAATGATTTCTTTTGCAAGTGTTAGACTTGCTTCTGGTCTAGTTTGAGCTGAAACAATAATCGTATCATACGCGAATGGTTGTCCATCAACATACCTGACTGATACTTGACACTTGCCGTCTGGACCAAAAATGTGAGTGTACTTTGCTTTTCTAAGTGCATCTACTTCTTTAGCAATCTCATGTGCTACTACAATAGGTAGTGGCATGAGTTCAGGTGTTTCGTTGCATGCAAAGCCATACATCATCCCTTGATCACCTGCGCCTTGCTGATGATCTGGTGTTTCATTGACACCTTGTGCAATGTCAGGTGACTGTTTGGATATTTTTTCTAGTACACAGAACTCATCCGTATATCCGATGTCCTTTAGTACTTGTTTTGCGATATCTGAATACTCTACTGAAGCAGTAGTTGTTACTTCTCCAAAGATAACGACTAAATCATCCTTGATTGCTGTTTCAACTGCGACTCTTGCTGCTTGGTCCTGTTCTAGAATCGCATCTAGTATTGCATCACTGATTTGGTCACATATTTTATCTGGATGTCCACTAAAGACTGATTCACTTGTTATGATTTTCATGTTGTCCTCTTTTCTAGCAAGAAAAAGGAAGCAAGAGCTTCCCTGGTTTGCTTGATTTAATTGTGTTATTTTATTGTTGCTTTTGGTAGATATGCAGTGAACCTAGCATAATGATATCCTTCGCTTTCGACTAAAATACCAAAATCGTGTGAATCAGACGTAACGAGGATACAGTGGAATACTTCATCTTGGTCACAATACATATGCTCTAGATTCTCTTTAATGAAGTCATAGTCGTTCAGTGGATCTCTGATGAAGCATTCAAATAAGTCTTTATCAATGACCACTTGTCTTTCGATAATAAACTCATCATGAGGAATGAGTTCTGTTGATGTTGCTTTACGTATAAAATTAGTTTTCATGTTGTTGTCCTTCTAGTCGATTTTCCAAGCGGTATACACGCTTCGGTAAGTGCAATCCCAAGTATCTAGAATTACGCCATCTTTACATACTGTAACATGTCCAGTCATCTTCAAAACATATGTCCCGCGCGTATAGAGACCGGTAAAAGTGGAACCCTTAATTCGTGGTTCTCCCTTGATTGCTTTAAATATCAATCGAGGTTTTCCTTCGAAGTATTTGTATAAGAACTCAGTATCTTTATAACTTGTGAATTTCCAATCTCGCTTGAGCTGATTAAGTTCTCGTCTGCATTCCATGTAGTCTTTATTCATAGCTGTACTGATAGCTCTTACTACACAGTCGGTTGTTTTGATTCCCTTTGGGTGTGCATTGTATTCATGGAACATTACTTTGACCATCCTTTATTGAACCACTTCACAAGTTCTCTGGATGAGTCGGTTTGAAACACTGGTTTTTCAAATCCATCAAGTCTTTCAAAGACTGTGTATTTGAAATCGTTCCATACACAATCGATTTGAACAACGAATAAGCTATTGTTATTTTCGATGTCTGCGATTCTGAAGTCATCGTAGAGTGGACCATTGAGTGGGCAGTTGTTCTTGAACCACACATAACTTGTTTCTAGGTCTACTTTACCACCAGCTTTGAATTGCTTGATGATGTTACCCATCTTTATTGTTTTGTTAGCTAGACTTGAATCTCTACAAAACCAGTCGAACCATCCCGCTTTGATTTGGGTTGTTGTATCAGGTTTGTTGAACTCACCTGACTTAAATCTTTGAATCCATTCTGACAACTTGATTTGTTTATCCATAATGTGACCTACTTTCTACCTTTTGGTATGTATATATATCACTCTAAAGACCTTTTATATCAAGTCAAATCGGCACTAAATGCTCACTATAGTGACAAATTTTGAAAGTCATCAATCGTATTGAGTGAAATCTTCTTGCCCTTTCGGATCAGATAGCAATTGTCACTTGATCCTTTGTGTCTTATATATCTTTTGACAATGACATCGACGAATCTTTCATCAAGTTCCATTAGATAAGATTTTCTTTGAAGCTGATCGGATGCGATCATCGTTGATCCAGAACCACCGAATAAATCGAGCACGTATTCATTAACCCTGGAGGAGTTTGCAATCGCTCTTCCACACAGTTCAAGTGGTTTCATCGTTGGATGGTCATCATTTCGCTTTGGCTTGTTATATTCCCAGATGGTATCTTGTGTGCGGTCATCAATAAAGTAATGAGCTGCGCCTTCCTTCCAACCATAAAGGATTGGCTCATGTCGCCAGTGATAATCTTGTCTACCTAGTACTAAGGCGTTCTTAACCCAAACTAAGCACTCCGCCAATTTGAAACCAGCATTCTTGAATGCATTTCTAAAGTTGATACCTTCTGTATCTGCATGACAGACATAGATGGCACCACCAGGTTTGGTTGCTTCAAACATATTTGTGAATGCATCGTATAAAAAAAGATAGAAGCTGTTATCTTCCATCTTGTCATTCTTAATCTTCCCAGCTGTTCCCTCATAGTCCACATTGTAAGGTGGATCCGTGAATATCATATCAATCTTTTGACCATCCAGGAGTCTTTGAACATCTTGTTTCTTAGTTGAGTCACCACACATAACTCGGTGATTACCCAATAGATAGATATCCCCTAATTCAGAATAAGGAGTTTCACTGATTTCATCTGAAGGATCAAAGCCATCATCAATCGCGTTATCTGGAACATCGGACTCTAACTCTTCAAAACCAAATTGAAGCATGTCAATATCAATATTCGAGAGTTCTTCCTCAAGTTTAGTAAAATCCCATGTAGCGAGTTCTGCGGTCTTGTTATCGGCCAAACGAAAGGCCTTTATCTGCCCTTCTGTGAGGTCATCAGCAACAATACAAGGAACAGTTGCTAATCCAAGTTTGAGGCTTGCTTTAAGCCTAGTGTGTCCAGCAATGATTACGAGATCCTTAGTGATCACAATCGGAACCTTGAATCCGAACTCTTTGATACTATTGGCTACTGCATCAACAGCAGCATCATTATTTCTTGGGTTGTTTTCGTATATTAACAACTCCGAGGGTTTCTTCATCACTATGTTCATTAATCCAAGTTTCCTCGCCTTTTTCTATGCGTTTCAGCATGATGTCTATTTCTTCTTTACGTTCGTTGTATTCACGTCCGAACTTAATAATTAATAAGTATTTGATAGCATTAAAATCGGGTAGAGCTTTCTTCTTGGTTTTCACAAGTCGCTTCTTTGTACCCGATGAAGATTCTTCAATGATGGTTTGTACTTCCTCATACTCCATACCGACAGCCCGTTGGAATAGGGCATCCATAAGCTTATACTTAAGTTCATCATCACCATTGATAAATGCTTGATTTAATCTGGGATGAGATCGTTTCAATTTAATGAGTGTGTTCTCACTTAGGTTCATGGCTTTTGCGATATCCTTTTGGATAATCCGTCTTGCTACCATATCTTGAATACTTTTTATTCGTTCATCAAGTACTCCATCAGCCTCCCATTGCTGATATGTATCCAGTACCTTTGGCACATCGATTCCAACCTTTCAGGGTTCAGTAAATTTAT